GCCTTCTCGTAGGCAGTGGCGATCTCTCGAGGCGTGCCCTCGGTGGGCTTCAGGCCCTGCGGGTCTTTGTCGAAGTCGTAGAGCTTCGAGGCGGGGATGCGGGCCTTGTACCGGAAGAAGCGGCTGTTGATGCCCGTTTGCGGTTCGCCGTTGTAGACGCCCTTGACGCCGAAATAGGTGCGCCCCGGCGCGCCTGCGGCTCGGGCCTCCCGCTCGCTTGCGGGCGTCACTTTGGAAGAACCCCAACGCCCGGGGTCGGAGACGGTGATGCCGTCCATGCTGCTGTAGTGGATCAGGTCGACGCTCTCTTCCTGGGCGAGCGTGTTGTCCTGGTTCGTACCGGGCAACTCTGCGTCAAAGTCCAGGCGGATAAGCTCTGCCATCTGCTCTGCCGACATGCCGCGGCGAGCGCCGAGGGTGGAGTAGAAGTTGGCGACGATCATCCCGTAGCGTTGGTTGACGTCGGAGGTGAAGCGGCCGGTGGTGTTGAGCTTCGCCGCGATCTGACCGGCGACGACATCACGCGAGGCCATAGCCGCCTCGGTCTCTGCAGACCGCTCGAAGGCCTTGTCGAAGTCCTGTTGGATGGTGGCGTCGAGGTTGGCCAGCTGCTCCTTGGCGTCGGCGCGGCTCATCCCCAGGGGGTCCGTGCGCAGGTGGTCGAGGAGGGCGGCATTGGCCTGCGTGCCCGCGACGTGGGCGGTGTATTCGCCGACCGTCATGCGGATGTCGGAAGCACCAGAGCGGATTTGCTCGGCGACGTGGGGCACGGCGGCGGCGAGGGCGTCGAGGTCGAGGTCGGTCTCGTTGGCCGACTGGAAGAGGGTCTCGCTGGCGATGTAGATGTCGGTCACGTCGCCATCTTCGGCGGCCATGTCGACGAACTGCTGGAAGGTCTGCGCTTCACGGGCGTTGAGCTTGGAGGCAGCAGACAGGATGCCGAGCTGCTCGACCATGCGGGCTCCGCTCTCGGCCCTCTGGCTCTGCAGCTGGGCGTTTGCGCTGCGGTTCATTTGGCTCTCAATGGTGGCGGTGACCGCGCGCACCGACCCGCCGAAGGGGGCCCCCGCCACAGCGCCCGCCGCCATTTGGTCGAGCGCCACCATAGGGTCGAAGCCGGTCTCCGTGAACAGGTTGGTGCCCGCGTATTCGATGCCGCTCTGCGCGGCTTCGGTCAAACCCTCCTTGAGGGCTGCGGACCCTACCGCCGCGGGGACGCCCCGCAAGCCGTTCTTCAGGACGTCGTCCAGACCGATGATGCCGCGCGTGCCGATACGCTCCAGCAGCGCCGAGGCCGCCGCGGGGGGCAGTGCGGCGACCAGGTCGCCGAGGGTGGCTTCTTCGCGGCCGTCATTCTCGGCCCGGTCCTGGCCGATGCTGCCCGTTCGTGAGGCGACGTACAGGGGCAGCGACGCGACCGCGACGGCCATGTCCGGCAAAGAGACGATGCCCGTTTCCAGGGCGTAGGGGATGACGCTGGCCGCCGGATTGTTCTTGACGTCTTCCCAGGTCGTTCCCGCTTCATAGCCGAAGGCCGGGTTCTCCAGGGCGAGCGGCAAGTCCGAGGTGCGCGTGTTGCCCTCTGCATCGGGCCGTACGCGCTGGAGGGACAAGCGCCCCTCCGTATCGGGCCGGAAGTCGTAGATCGGAATACCGGCACGGTCGTACTGCCTGCGCATGAAGTCTTCAGCGTCGCCAAAGAGGGTCGTGCTCAGGCGGTCCAAGCCGCCCAGGATGCGGGAGCCACTTTCGCCCGCGCCCCGGAAAAGGTTGGCTGCCGCGCGACCGGCGGGGCCTTGCCGCTCGATAAAGCGGCCGACCGCGGTCTGGGCGGCCGAGCCCCCTTGTTCGCGAGCGTTGCGGGCGCGCGTTTGGGCCATGAGCTGGCGGGTCTGTTCGGGGGTGTAAAAGCCGCGGCCGACGATGCGCTCGACGCCGGACAGGTTTTCGATGTCGTCTTGGGCGACAACGGCGTTGTGCGGGTCGGACAGGAAGTCAATGGTCCGCGGCGCGTTCTGACGGAGCGCGTGAAAGTTCACGAGCGGGGGCAGAGGCCCCGCGGCCCGCGCGTCGCGGAGAGCAGACACAGGAAGGCCCCGGGCGGCGGCTTCCTGGCGGTCTGCGGCCACGCGATCCGGGTTCTCGTAGGCCCCCGTGGCCAACGCCTGCGCAAAGCGGCGGCGCTCGGCTTCGATGGGGTCTTCGTCTTGGATGGTCAAGGGCGCACCATACGGGAGTTGAGGTAGTGTTCGAGGATTTGGGCCTCGGTCGGGTTTCTGATACCCCGCCGCCGGAGCGCCGTTTCCGACGCGCTGCGGTTCGCGGGGGTCATGGTGTCGTAGGACGTCTGGTAGCCGGGCGAGCCCATGCGCATCCCCAGGAACGTCCCGGGCTCCGACGCCAGCCTGGCGATGCGGCCGTTCAGCTCGGTGGTGATTTCGGCTTCGGTAAGCTGACGGCCTTCGACGGCTTGTTTAGCCAAGACCCAAGAGCGCAGGCCCGACAACAATATCGTGCGCTGCTGCATGCCTTCGCTGTCGGACGAAGTAACAGGAGGCAGAGCCAGGGTGCGAGACGTGGTCGCCCAAGCACGATTGAAAGCCTCGACGGGTACCACCTCGGCCTTGACCTGCTCTTGTTGCATGCCTTGGATGCGAACCTGCCGACCGCGCGCAATGTGACTGACGTGCGCGAGCAGGTCTGGCCGCGACAGCACGTTTCTGTACCTGGCCACGAAATCGCGTTCGTCCATGTTTTCCCACGCACCAGGGTTGGTGGTGAGCGCCAGGATCGTGCTTTCGTCGCTTCGCGCGGGGGCACCGCCTCCGGGGAGGCGCGCGTCTCTTTCGCTCTCGGCGTAGTTCCGCACCGCGCCCAAGCGCCCGGGGGGAAGAGCGGCCAGCATGGCGGCGGGGGGCATCGTTCCGGTGCGCTCGATGTGGGCGTAGGCGGCGTCGATGGCGGCCTGCTCTTGCTCCCGGGTAGCGGCGGCGTCTGCGGTGTAGACGCGCGATATTTCGGACAGAGCCGCCTGCAGCTGGATGCGGTTGTTGCCGAACATGGCCCGAGCTTCGGCTTCCATCTCGGCCCGGGTCGGTCGGCCCGCGCCGACTTGTCCCTCCGCACGCTCCCCGCTTTCCCCGATCAGGGTCTCTGGGTCAACCAGCTCGCCGTTTCTGCGCATGGTGACGTGCAGGTGCGGGCCCGTGCTGCGGCCGGTGGAGCCGACGCGGCCGATGTTCTGGCCCGCGGTGATCTCCTGGCCCTCTGTCACGTCAGCGCCCTGCAGGTGCGCATAGCTGCCGATGAGGCCGTTGCCGTGGTCAATCCGCACGATGTTGCCGTTCAGCTCGTCGTAGCTCACCTCAAGCACCCGGCCGCCCATCATGCCGCGGGCCGGTGACCCGAGGGGGGCGGCGAAATCGGTGCCGCCGTGCATCGTGCGGGCACCCGTGATGGGGTGTATACGCATGCCCATCGGCGAGGAGACATCCGCGCCCGGGGCGGGGTGTTGGAACTGGCTGCCGGGCTGGCCGGGGGCGGGGTCCGGTTCGCCCGCGAAACGCGCGGCAACGAAGGCCGAGGCGCTTTCCTGCGCGATGCCCGTCGCGAGAGTGTTCTGCGCGGCGTTCCGCTGCGCGGGCGTCATGAAGTCGCGGTAGCGGTCAAAGAGCTGTTGCGCGCCCTCGAAATCTTCATCTTCCGTGGCGATGATCGCGTCGAGATAGGCTTTGCCCGTGACTTCCTGCACCGCCAGCTCGTCGCCTTCGGTCGGCTGGCCTTTTCTGCGGCGCTCGCCGAGCACTGCGGCCCGGATGTCGTCCCGGGCGGGCCCCGCAACGGTCTCGTCGAAAGGGTTGCCGAGGATGGCTTGTTGGCCCACGGCCATCCTCGTGACCGCGACCTCACCCCGATAGGTGTCGCTCTGCGTGGCGAAGTGCGTATCCAGCGCGCCGCGGTAGCGTGTCGTCAGGGGTTGGACCCGGGCGGCGTAGCGTTCGCGCTGCACCTGCGTCAGGTTCATTTCGTTGGCGATCTCGCCGACCTGTTGCTCGAAGCGCGGGGCGTAGACGTCCGTGACAGGTTGCCGGTTCTCCCCGACCTCCAGCGCGCCGAGACCGCGGAGCTGGCTCCACTCGGTCTGGCCCGCTTGCGCCGCGAGCTGTGCCCGGTTCAGGGCGTCGTTGACGCGGGCCTCGTTGACCTCTTCTGCCTCTTTCGTCCAGATGTCGGCGGCGAGCTTACCGGCCTGCGACACGGCCTGGCCCGTCTGCTGCAGCTGGCGCGAAGCGAAGTCCGCCCCCCGCGAAGCGTCGGGGGCGGCGAGGCTGCCTTGGGCCTGGCCCGGGGCAACGCGACGTGTGTCGTCAATGCGCAGGTTGGCCATCAGCCGCCCGCCTTCTTCATGCCGTAGTAGCTCGTGGCCATGCTGGTGGCGCTACCCAGAAGGCTGGTCGCCGCCACGCCCATCGGGTTGATGCCACGGGCGTTGGCCCGGGCGGCGACGCCCTCATTGCGTTTGTTGGTGGCGTCTGTGCGGTGGCCGAAGGCCTCTCGCACGGCGTTGACCCGCGCCTGCCGCGCGTCCTCGGCGGTGACCAGGTCGGTGCCGTTCACGATGGCTTGGGCGGTGGTGCTGCCGAGGGCGATGCCGCTCGCCCCCATCTCTGCGCGCTGCGTGCCCTTCTGCCGGGCACCGCCGCGCTCGATCTCTTGTGCCTGATAGGCTCCCTGCTCGAGGGAAATCTGCGCGCGGCGCTCTGCCAGCTGCGCGTTCATGTCGGCCATCTGGGCCTGGAAACCGAGCGCGCTCTTCTGGGACTTGGCCGAACCGTAGGCACCGATGGCCGAGGTCGCCGCCCCCGCCGCCTGCAGGCCCATAATCGCCATCGGGTTACACAAGGGGGCCTCGCATCTCGAAACGGTGGAAGGGGAGGCCTTCGACACCGAAGGGTTGGGCTTCGCCGATCCTGAACCCCAGTCTCTTCAGCCAGGAAATGCTCGTCACGTTACGAGCATCGACGTGGTTGAACAGAAGGGGGTATTCGGCCAGCACGGCAGCACAGTACGAGCGGGAAAGCCGGTTTAACATACGGGGTACGCGGCCGAGGCCTGGGGTTCCGACCAGCCACGGGTAGGCGGTGCCCGACAGGGCGGCCGCTGGCACGAAACCAAACAGCGCGACGATCTCGCCTTGGTGCTCCGCAACAAAGGACATCGGGCCCAGCCTGCCCCTCGACATCTCGACCGCCTCGCGCAGCTGGCCGAGCACGTCGGGCCCCGAGGCGGCGACCAGCTCGTCGCGGTCGGAGCCCCGCAGGTTCGGCTCGATGGTGTCAGCGTCCTCGATCTGGGCGAAGCGCACCTCAACCGGCAATGACGGTCTCCGCGGAAATCGACAGCACGGTCAGGGGCAGTGGGTCGGACTGGCGGATGCAGATTTGCCCGTTGGTCTGCCACTGAGGCCCGATCTTGATGGCGATCTCGTCGGTGGTCAGGTTGGGCGGCGCGCCGTAGACCTCGGTGGTGCGCTGCTTGTACTCGGTCAGGCTCGTGAAGCTCGGGCCCGCGAACACGCCGGAACTGCGGTAGACGCGCAGCCACACCTCGTTGACGTTCTTCGGTCGGCCCTGCCCCGCGCCCGGCATCTCGACGGCGAAGGGGAGGGTCTGGAGGTCGGCCTCAATGGGCAGGCCGATGATGATCGTCGAGGCTTCGGCGGGCAGCGGCTCGGGCAGGCCGCCCGCTGAAACCGTCTGCTGCGGGCAGACAGCGCCGTCGGCCAGGATCGACACGGTCTCGCCGTTGAGGTGCGAGAGCCCAGACGTCACTTCGTCGATGGCAGCGCCGCTGTAGTAGACACCGGCATCGACGAAGAAGGCGTCGGCCGCGTCGGTGAAAGCCCTGCTGCGCATGCGCTCGACGTATCGCACAGAGCTGCCGTTGATCTCGCGGCGGATGATGGCGTAGAGCGCCGTCTCACTGCCCTCGCGCACCGAGGCGATGCTCTCGAAGACACCGGCCGTGTCGTGTTGGTGCCAGCCAGCGACCTGCTGCTCGGGGATGTAGGTCAGGCCCAGCAGCTTGCCGCTCGAGCTGACGAACCAGAGGATCGGGTATGGCGACTTGGTCTGGGCGCTGTCGACGATCTCGTAGGTGTCGAACAGGTGCGGGGCGCGCAGCGACAGGTCGCCGGTCAGATAACCGGCGGCGGTGTCCTGGTACGACATCTCGCGGACGTGGCCCGCCGTGTCGGCGAAGATCAGGTTCGAGCCGGTGGTGATCGGCGTGGCGTGGCCCGCGCCGACGAACGACTGCGGCCGAACGCCGAAGCTGCCCGGGGTCAGGGCGGTGTTGCCAGAGAACACGCGCCATTCGCCCGCCTGCGTCATGACGATCAGGTCTTGGAGCGGGACCAGGTGGATGATCTGGTTATAGTCGCGGGCGGCGATCTCGAACTGGATGCTGTCGTCGTCGCGCGGCGGCACCGAGAAGTTGAAGTCGACTTCCGACCCCGTGCGCGTCGTCCAGATGTTCTGGGGCTGCGCCGTCGAGCCCGCGAACACCTTGCGCTGCTCGAAGTAGGTCACCGCTCCCGGGTAGTTGCTGGCGGCGAAGGGGTCCGAGGCTTGGGGCGGCGTGATGCCGCCGTTGGCGGGCAGGTTGTCGTCGATCACGCTGACCGAGCCGTTGCCGTCGAGCACGGCGATCAGGTAGAAGAGGCCCCCCGCTTGGCGGTAGACCCGGTAGCCCGTAGCCCCGGTGCGCGCCGTCCAGCTGACGGTGTTGTAGGTGTTGGCTGCGGTCAGGTTGTTGGTCGCCGTGACGGCCGCCGACGCCGAGCTTTCGGCGTCATCCTTGATCGAGGTCACGACGTAGGCGTCGTTGCGCAGGAAGCTCGCCCCCGCCGTGGTCGGCGTAACGGCCAGGCCCGCGGGGGCGGTGATGCCGGGGCCGGTCGTGGCGTTGGCCAGGGCCCAGCTCGTAGCGCCGGAGCGGCGCAGCTCCTGCGTGACGTAGCCAGGATGGACCAACGTCAGCACGTCGGCCGACTGCACGAACTTGACGTCGAACAGGTCCGCCTCTGCGTAGCTGTTGGCGACCTCGTAGGGGCTGCCCGACGAGAGCACTGTCCCGCCCTGGCTGTGGAAGCGGAAATAGCCCGCGCCGAACTCGATCACCACCGTGTCGGTGGCGCTGAAGGTGAAGGGCAGCAGGCGGGTCTTCTTGGTGCTGTCCTTCACCGCGCGCACAAACTCGAAGCCCGCGCGGTTCTGCGCTGGCCCGTGGGGCAGGGTGACGAAGTTCCGGCAAAGGGCGAGCCCCGTCTGGTAGCGGACGTCGTCGATCCGGCCGTACATTTCGGGCGTGATCTCGCCCCCGGCCATCGAGCGGAAGTTGGTGCGCGTGGTGGCACCCATCAGCGTGCACCCACCCAGGGGGCGATATGCGCGTCACGCACGCGACTGGCGCGCCGCTGCTTGGCGTCCTTGATCTGGGCCTGGTTGAGATAGACGCCCATCGTCTGGAGCATCTGGGCCGCAACCGTGCGGCCCGTCTCGCCCTTGAGCACCGGGCCAGCCAGGAAGCTGGCCAGGAAGTAGGAGAGAGCCACGGTGAAGAGCGGCGGGAAGAAGCTGGGGATCGTCACCGCAGCGGTGTAGCGGATGCGCGCGTCGGCCACGTTGGTGTAGAGCACGCGGGTATTGTCGGAGAGGCCCTCGATCTCGAAGTCGTTCACCCCGTTGACAGCGGCCAGCGGGCCGTAGGCGGTGCCCACGAAATCGTCGGTGTCTTCGGGGCCCTGGACGGCGAACACGCCGAGCACATTCGACGGCAGCGCGTAGGCGTAGGCCCACTGCGTGTTGGGCTCTTCGTCGAGCAGCGCCAGCGCCACGCGGCGCAGCGCGAAGTTCCAGGGATACATCTCGGTCAGCGCGTCGCGCGCGATGGGGTAGAACAGGGCGGCCTGCTCGGCCTGCGCGCTGCCCTCCGGGGGATCGAGGTTTGCGACGGTGGCGTCGTCGCCGAGGTGCGACAGGGCCAGGTTTGCGATGGCAACTGCGGTCGTCAAAGGATCACCTCAAAGAAAAGAGCCGGGGGCTGTTGGGCCCCCGGCTCGGAACCCCTACGGGGAGGGGGCTATCTCTGGCCTAGACCAGGTCGGCCTGCTCTTCGCCAGCTTCAGCGGCTTCGGCCAGGGCCTGTTCCACTTCGGCGGGGAAGGTAGCCGCAGCGACCAGCACGGGCTTTGCCCGGGCGGCCTTGCGGGGAGCTTCGTCTTCGACAACAGCCATCCAGTCGACGATGCCGTGGCCTTCGGCGAGCTGGAACTTCGAGCCCACCGGGCGGAAGTGGTTGGCGGGGTAGACACCCGGGTGGATAGCTTCCACCCAGGTGTTTTTCCCAGCCTTGTCGTAGACGCGGCGGCCTTCAGCGTCGAAGCGTCGGCCTTGTGCGTCAATGCGGGCTTTGCTCACGGTTCAGCCCCTTAGACCGGCATCGCGTCAGGGTAGGCGCGGTGGGCCGGGTACGGCTCCGACGACAGCCAGGCGTTGATAGCGCCAGCCGTCACGGTCGTGGTGGCGATCACGCACAGGATGCCGAGATACCGCTCGTACACCGCGCCTTGCGGCAGGGAGATGGAGCAGATCAGGCCGCCAGCGTTCAGGCGGGCGTCGTTGGCGGCGGAATCGTCCGTCACGAGCGTGCCCGTGTCGATGTGGATCGTCGCCGACGTGGCCAGGTTGGCCGTGCTGTCCGAGGCCAGCTGGAACTTGATCGTACCGGCGGAACCGCCGGTGATGATCTCGGTGCTGGTCTGGATGATGAGGTAGAGGGGCTGGCCAGCGCCAATGTCGCGCGAGGCAGCACCCAGGTCGATGACATCGCCGATGAGGGCGGTGCCTGCGGCCGCAGCAACCGAAACGGCGTCTGCGAACTCGTTGCGTTCGTCGAGGATCATGGTCTTGTTCTCCAGGGGCCCCGCTTACGCGGCGACCTTTGCTTCAGTGTGCAGCAGGCTGTCGACCCGGCGAACCGGGAAGCCGTCGAAGGTCATCACGGACTGGCCAGCGACGTCCGACATCATCAGGGTCGAGTTCTTGACCTTGTTGACCATCTGGCGGCGCAGGAAGCTGTGAACGCGGCGGCTGCAGTAGAAGGCACCACGGATGCCGCTCAGGTTCGGGATGAACGAGGCGACGTCGGTCATCAGGTCGATGAGGTCAGCGCCGGTCGCGGCATCCTTCGTCAGCTCGGCGAAGTCAACCTGGATGCGGTAGACGTAGCGCCAGTCCTTGAGGACCAGGCCAGCGTCCATGCGGTAGTGCGTGCGGTAGGCTTCCATCCGACCACCGGCACCATCGACGTTCTCGATGGTGATCTGGCCCTTGTCGTCGGTCTTGAGACCGGCAACGGAGCCCTTCGGGTAGGTCATGAAGCAGGAGTTCGGGCCCCAGCCAATGAACCAGATCGAGGTGTTGGTGGAGTTCGAGCCGTCGGCGGCCGAGGCGTTGATGTTCTGGCCGTTTTCAGCGGACAGCGAGGAGTAGCGAGCGGCGAAGCCCGTGAACTTCTCGGGGGTGACATCTTCGTCGGCGTAGAAGATCGAGGAGGCGAGGTCTTGCGACATGCCTTCGATGTGGGCGGTGTCTTCCGACAGGCGGAAGGCGGCCGTGTTGCCGTTCAGGTCAGCCAGGGCCTTGTCGACCTCGGCGTAGGCTTCCATCATACCGGCGTTGTCGGTCACCTGGGCGGTGCGCGACTTGGTCGGCTGAACGCCACCGTACAGCTTGCGCCAGGTCGGGGCAGGCAGGCCGGTGCGGATGGTCGAGCGGTGACCCGTCGGCAGGTTGCCTTCGATGTACACGGCGTCGTTGAGGATTTCGTTGGTCTGGGCGAGGATTTCGACGATCTTGTCGACCTTGCCGTTCGGGTCCAGACGCTTGGAAACGTCCAGCAGAGTGGGGTGGGTATCCGAAAGGGTGGCCACGGTAGTTCTCCAGTCAGTTCATGTTGGGGAAAAGGGTCTTGGCTGCGTCCTGGGCAGGGGAGGACTTGCCCCCCGCCACGAACGTGTCTTCGCTGATGGCCTTGCCGACACGGAACATGAACCGGATGACTTCCGGGTTGTCGCCGAGGCGGTGTACGTCCAGCAGTTCGCGGAGTTCCGGCGTGCCGAACTGATCGACTGCCTTCTTCGCGACCGCCAAGTTGGCCGGGAGAGCATCGCCCCCGAACTCCTTGTCGGTTTCGGCACGGCCCTTCCAGTCGGCGAACATCTCGCTCGTCGCCTGTTGGCTTTCAGCCGCCCACTTCTGGGCCAGCTTCACGCCAAGGTCCGTGACCTTTTGCGCGGCGTCCTGCGGCAGGTTGAGTTCCTTGGCGACGTTCTTGAACTCACCGAGCAGTTCAGCGTCGAGTTCGACGCCTTCCGGCACGGAGAAATCCTCGTAGGCCTCGGGCGCGCCCTGGGGTGCGTCTTCGGCCTTGTCGCCTTCGGCCTGCTGCGCCTGTTCGCCTTCGACCGGATCGGTCGGGGCGGCTTCGGCTACCGGCTGCTGTGCGGTGGCGTCGGTGTTGGCGACGTCTCCCGCGGTCTGCGATGCGGCTTCATCGGTGGGTGTGTCGGCCGTCATCAGCGTCGTGTCAGTCATGTCCGAAATGCTCCTGCATCATGGTCTGGAAGCTCAGCGGCGCGGCCTTGGCGACCTTGCCCTGGAACTCGAGACCGATGGCGCGCTTGCCTTCCCTAAAGAACGTCTCACTGTTGCCAGTGAAACTTGAGACGTAGAGACCCGTGGCCTCGAGCAGACGCCAGACAATCCGGCGGCCTCGAGGCGTGGCCATGAGCCATTCCAGATCGGCCTTGTCAGTGTCCCTGCGGTTCCGAGCGTCCTGGGCTCTCGCCTCGGCGCTCTTGTGCTGGGTCTCCAAGTCGGTCGGGTCTTCCTGGCTCATAGCGGGAACCTACGTCGCGCGCGTAAGGGAAGACATACCGCGCGCCAGTTTGGCCAGGTTGCAGAGGTGCCTCTCGTCCTCTCCATCCTCGCGGTGGTAGGTCACGGCCTCCATCGTCCGCTTCGACCGATAGCCCGAAGCGTGCGACCAGAAGTCGGGGGCGGCTAGGGTTCGGCAGTACTCGACGGTGACGCCTGGGTAGTCCTTGACGTCCTTGTGGTGGACGTGGCCGACGAACCAGACGCGGTCGCCGTGCTGCGAGGCTTGCCACAGGTCGGGCACGTCGACGGCCATCAGCAGGGGGAGGTCTTTGCCCTTCGCCCCGTCGCCGTGGGTGGTGCCGATCAGGTTGGTGCCGAAGCCCATGAACCAGTAGGGGTT